GTATTAGATGGCCTATTCTTATGGTTTTCCATTCTTTTTTCAAAGTTGTTAGTGACACCAATATAGCCTTGTGTAAACATATCATTATGGTCTTGATGTCTAATCCAATATACTGCAGCCATTACAACACTACCCATCTAGATCCGCTAGGAATGGTGACTGTTACACCGCTGTTAATTGTGATCGGGCCTACTGATTCACCACTATATCCTGTACTCATGGTGTAGTTACTTGCAATCACTTGTTTATTTTCATAGACTGCACCTGATGCTTGCGCTCCACCGATTGAACCCCAGTTAGTGCCGTTGTAACCTTCAAAGCCAGGTGTTGAAGTGTTGAATCTCAACATACCGACCACAGGGGTGCCAGGTTCTTGGGCTGTTGTGCCTGATGGTAAAGTAATTGCACCTGTGCCGCCAAAAGTGACTGTGCCTGATGTAGCAAAATTAGTAAATGTACCAGCTGCAGGGACTGAATTACCAATCGTAGTACCGTTAATTGTACCACCTGTAATTGTGACATTGCCTGCGTTATAGCTACTTGCTAAGTAAAAATTGGTGCCATCACTATAAATAATATATGTAAGTCCGCTAGGAACGGATATTGTAGATCCAGAACCTGTAGACATGATGACATTTTTACCACCAGAGGTAGAATTTTGAATAATATAAACTTTATTGACAGCTGGAGTAGTGACTGTACAATCTCCAGATAATGCGCCAGTAAAGCTTAAAACAGCATTTCTAGACTCATCTGAAACACCATTGTAATTACTTAGAGTGTAAGTTGTTAATCCAGCAATACTAATTAATTGATAACCAGTAATGGCTTGTTCTAATAGTGTACCTAAGTTAGTATTGGTAGTCGTACCCCAAGTACCAGCCTGATCGCCAGTTCCAATGAGTTGGAGTCTTAAACTTGTGGAGTAGGTAGATGCCATAAAAAGTCCTTATTTCCGTATATTATAATCTATTTTAACCCTATTGAATATTGTTAATTTGGGTCCAATCCGTTGATTCTGCGTTGTTTACATCATTCCAAGTATTAGATAAAGCGTTATTAATATTGGTCCAATTATTAGTTTGAGAGTCATTAATAATGGTCCAAACACCAGATTCTGAGTTATCAATAGCAACCCAACTAATAGATTGATTATCATCAATTCTAAACCAACCATTAGATAATGCTGTATCTAACAAACCTACAGCTTCTAATATAGATACTACAAAATTAGCTTTAATAACATTAACATCTGCTACGCCAAAGTTTTCTATAATACTTTGGATAATTTGTCTGCTTGCAGCTGAAGCATCTGCATAAGAGGCATCTTCGGTAATATTAAAGAAGAATGAACTGCCTATGGCAATTACATCATTTAATGTATTATCTTCAACAATGCTTGCTATAAAATTAGCAACAATAGTTTCAGTATCTGCTAATTGGCTATTTTCAGTAATACTTTGTAAGAAATTAGCCTGTTGATTACTTGTATCATTTAATTGGCTATCTTCAGTCCTTGTTTGTACAAAATTAGACTGCTGTGTACTTGCATCATTTAAATTACTATTTTCTGTTACATTTCCTGCAAACTGTGCCGATATGTTATCAACATCTGCGATTGTCACATTGTCTGATATAGTTACAGGATAATTAGCTGTTATTGTTTCTACATCATTTATAGTTATATTTTCAGTATCAGATAGTAAGTAGTTAGCAATTATCGTAGGAGTATCTGCAACTACCCCATTTTCAGTAATGGTTTGAATGAAATTAGATACTTGTGTACTAAAATCAGCAGCTGTAATACTTTCTACAATACCTTCAAAGAAAAAATCTACTTCTGAATTAAAGTCATTTACAGTAACACCTTCAGCAATATTAACTAAGAAGGCATATACTTGAGTGCTTGAATCAGCTAAATTACTATTTTCACTGATGCTGCTTAAAAATTGTGCGGTAATGACTAAGACATCAGCTACACCACTATTCTCAGTAATACTTGATGCAAACTGCGCTGTAATTGTAACAGTATCTGCAAGATTACTATTTTCTGAAACACTTACTTTATAACTTGTAACTTGAGTACTAGAATCAGCTAAATTACTATTCTCACTAATACTTGAAGCAAACTGAGCTGTAATTGTTTCTGTTTCGTTTAATGTTGTATTCTCAGTAATGCTTTGTAATGCAGCCCACACTTGTGAACTTGAATCCGCCATTGTGATATTTTCTGTATCACTTAATGGATAATTGGCTAGTATTGAAACTACATCAGCTAATGTAACATTTTCAGTTAAACTTAATACATAATTCTGAGTGCCTAATGATGAAAAAGGCGACTGAGAAAAAGTCGAAAAGCCAAACATTTAAACAACTACCCAACGAGATCCTGACGGTATAGTCACTGTAACACCACTTGCCACAGTAATAGGCCCTGCACTCATAGCACTAGAGCCTGATGGAATACTATAACTTACACTAACTGTTTGGCTATTTACATGTAGGCCATTACCTGCAATAAGTTGACCATTAGCTTTAAAGTTATAAGACGTATCTAGTTGAGCGCCTTGTGAACCATTAGTATAAAAGCTTAAAGGTAAATAAGTTCCAGTACCATTTCTACCAGATACAAGCTGTACGTCAGTTGATCCATTAGTTGCAATTAATACTTTAGAGGCATTAGTAGGATCTGAGTTATTTGTAGCTTGCCATGAAGCTGCAGTTGAAGTACCACTTGGTAGAGCATAAATACCTGTTGTACTATTAGCTGTACTTGTTTGGAAATTTAGCCTACTTGTAATAGTAGCGTTGGTAAAATCATACGCAATATATCCAGCAGTATTTTGATAAATAGCCTTAGGTGCTGGATAATCAATCCATACATTCACAGTACCTGAAAAGGTGACAGCTGACCCTGAGTTACTAGATGATAGGATCGTAGTGCGAGTTAAAGTAGGACCCGTAGTTGAATACGTTCCTAGTCCTACTTCCCAGTTTCCGCTAGTATCTACTGAAGAATAGTAAGTAGTATTACCATTACCTACAACGGAAAAAGACTGATAACCTGTTACAGAACCTGATAGTGTAAAACTAACAGTTGTGTTTGCTGTACCAGTCTGCTGGACCCGATCATAGACTACAAGGGCCATTTAAGCTCCTTAAGAAGTCGCTGTTGTGCTGTATGTAACTGCTACTGTGTCGCCTGCTGTAACTGCTTTTGCAACAGAGAAATTACCTTCACTGTATAAAGTACCAGCTGTAGAGCTTTGAGTATTAACTGCACCTGTACCTAATACTAAGAAGCAACCATATACTGTACCACCTGCACCTGTAATAGTGTAAGTAATCGCTGAAGCTGTAGATGTTGTTACGTTAGAAGGTGTTGAACCAGATGAAGTAGATGCACCAAAAACTGCTGTACCACGAACTGCTGAACCGCCAACTGTGTAGTTAACAAATTCTGTCCATGTATGTGAAGCCATAGTATCAGTAGCAACAAATGTTGTGCTGTTACCAATAAGACCTAAGAATGGACCTGTTGTTGTATATGTACCAGATGTTCTTAAAAGTGTATCCAACATGAATTGTTTACCAATAGCAACAACTAAATTAGGAAACTCTTCTTCCCATTTAATATTACCATCTTTATCACGGCAAAGAACGTGGTAGTGACCATGTACGCCCATGTCTTCTGCTGAAATAGCATTTGTATTTAATGTAGCGATGGCTGAATCTCCAAAGCCGCCTGTTTCTTTAATCATATATTTCTCCTTATTGAATTCTTATTATTGCGCTTGTTGATGTTGCTGATGGAAATTGAATTGTAAAACTATTGGTGGCTGTTTTATCAGATCCAAAATTTAATACCGCTACCGCTGCTCCAGTAGTGCTATTATAAATCAAAGCACCCCTACAAGTAAAACTTGCAGGACTCCAAGTAACGTTTCCAAATGTCACATAAGATGTGTTATTTGTAGGGTCACTTCCCACACTAGGAGTTAGTATTATTCCTCCAGCAGTGTATCCTGTACCAGTAACTTCATTTGTAGTTGTATAAGCTACTGTGGTATTATTTAAATCAGCATTAGCATTATATAAAGCTATTTTATATACATATGGACTTGGACTATTAAAGTCTTCTGCTCCACTTAACATGTTGAATGTAAATACTGTACAAACGGTTTGAACTATCATACATTTACCTCAAACTTATTATGTTTAGATAAGTTATGTTTTTCTGGTATAACTTGTAAATTTTCAATCATATGTAATCCAGATACTAATTTTCCTTGTAATGGAATTATATGGTCAACATGCCATTTAAATCCAAAATGTTTAGTTCTTAAAGCAGCTAATTCATATGTCTCTTTAATTAACCATAAATCATCTTTTGTGAGACATTTAGGTGTTCTATTTAATAAACTTGCTTGTCTTTTACGAGCATAATATGCTTGCAATGGCTTAGTTCTTTGTCTATATTCTTTCATAGTTTTTTTACGTTTTTCTGGATTATTTAACACATATTCCATATTTTTTTTGGCTATAATTTCACGGTTTTTTGCTTTATATTTACAACCATAACTACGTGATACTTCTAAATTAGCATTCCATTTAGCTTTTCTATATTCAGATAAACAAGTTTTACATTTTGTTTCTTTACCATCTTTATATAAAGAATGATTTGGATACTCATTTAATGGTTTATCTTTTAAACAAATTCTACAAGTTCTCATTATGTTTTAATTTTAAGTTTGACTTGACCATCTCTATAAGCATCACCACGTTCAAGACCATCACCAAGACGTTTAAGTTGTTGTAAAGCTTCCATATACTTATCTTCAACATTCTTAATCATATCTGGTTCTTGTTTTTGGAATAACATAGCTTCTCTTAATGAAGCATAAAATAATACAGGATCAAAATTATCGCCTAACCAACTTGTTCCAGTTACATTAGATACTGTATTAACTGCAATACTAAATCCAGTTCCAGATCCACCTAATGAAGATGAAGTTGCACTTAATGTATCATTTACAGCATAAAATTGACCACCATCTTTTAATGTAAGTGAGCTTATATTACCAGATGAATTAACTACAATTGTAGCTGTAGCACCAGATCCAGAACCACCAGTTAATGAAACTTCTGAATAAGTGCCTGGAACATAACCAGATCCTACATTAGTAAGGCTACCAAATGTAGAGATTTCACCCTGAACAATAGTAGGAGGATAATAAAAATAATGTAATTCAGCTGTATATGCTGAATCTGGTGTAGGTCCTAAGAGTAATGATAATTCATTAATATTACTATATTGAGAACCAAACAAAGCATAGTGTGTAGGCTCACCTTGATATGAAGCTGTAGGGAAAGCAGATCTAATATAGTTCACATCTTTATTAAGAAGGAAGCTATAGTTACCAGATGAGTCAATAAGTGCTAAAGAATAATTAGCTAACCAATCATTAGGTAAAGATAAATACTGATTACCAGCAGTTAATGTACCAGTTACATTCTTACGTAATGCTGGTATTTGCACACTATTGTAAATTCTATCCTCAGCTTCTTGAACAAAACGAGGAATATTAGATACAAATAATGGTTCTGTGGTTTCAGTATAATCTTGTATAGCTTGATACAATTGGATGTAGTTCATTAACTATCCTTGTTTACCGCTGATTTTACGACCTTTAGTTGCTGCGCCATAACCACGCATTTCTTTTACACCAAATTGATTTTCTGGAGCAAATGCATTCTTAGCTGCAACGCCTGCAGAAATATTCATTTTGTTTGTATTTGTGCCTTGTTCATAAACTTCAGCTTGAATGTCAATATTGATTGGTTGCTTATAAACATTGATATCATCACCACCGCCTGCAGGATATTGAAAACCAGTATACGCACTAGCATCTTTGTTCTCTTTTGCATGGCCAAGTGGATATTCTCCAGCTGGGGTTGGATTAACTTTCTTTTCCATGATTATCTACCTTTTTTTTGATTGTTAGCACGAGCTAAATTACGACCTACAGCCTTCATTGCTGCTGAAGTAACTGTAGATGCACCTTTAGAACCTTTGCCAGATTGAATACCAACTGTAGGTCCAGTATCGCCTAAATTATCGCCTTTAGTTTTACCTGTTTTGGTAACACCATCAGCTTCTTTTCTAAATGCCATTTTGTTTCTCCTTATGTTGTAACTATTGTAACAGTACCTATTTGAACTGTAGGCACTAAATTATTAGGTGTTAAGCCAGCATCAAATTGACTAGAACCACCAACTGGTTGCCATCCCCATTGAATCTGTCTACTACCATCCAATGGATATCCTGCATCATCCACATTATTAACATTTGGATCATACGGATTCGTCATTAATCCAGTTGTACCAGATACATTATAACTTACATCTGGTCTTGGTTCACGCACTGCTTGAGGATCATTTACTGGATACATACCCAAATGTAATTGAGGATGATCTGGATCCCAGCATTCTGGACAAACTTTAATATTAAAGAGCTTAGTCTTAATGACTTCTTTTTTAAGTTCTTTTAACTTATATCTTTGACCACAGCGATCACATTCGGCAATCGCATATTTACCAGATGAATATTTATTAGGCATGTCTTACCTTGTATAGAACATGTTTCTCGGCACAAATCTAATAGGTGCCTTTTCACGATCTTCTTGAGATGCTAGATCCCATTGTTTTTCATAATCAGATTGTAGGAAAGCTACTCTATTAGGATCAATTTCTGGTGATTTTTGAGCCAAATAAAATGCTAATCCAGCCACCATAGCTGGTAAAAATCTAAATGGTATATCATTTACAACTACACCAGTGCCTGCGTCTTGAATGCGTCTTAAACGCCAGTAGACGAATGTATAATTGCCACCTGAATTAGGTGTGGGCCATACATTAATATTTGGTAATAATGGTATAGATAAATAATTTCTAGGACTTGTAGTTGCTATATGTGCAGCTGCAGTCGTACCATTTTGACCACGGAAACAATTCAATAATTGATTCGTAGAGTTATTCACATTTTGATACATAATGATTTCATTATCTATCTGGATATAACCAGTTGCTGCAAGATCTTGTACGCTACTTACTGATATTGTAGTATCAGATGAGCTAATAGATGCAGCCAAATATACAGTAGAAGTAGATGTATTACCAGACTGTCTATTGATCCATACTTGGATAGGACGGCCTGTAGCATTCTTATTAGGTATTGTAGAATATGTATCTTCTGAAATACGGCTAATATTAATATCTACTTGGTTAGTAGCTGAACCAGTTCTAACAACTGTACTTAATAAGTCAATAGTATCTATAGGTAATGGATAAGTAATTTGACCTGTAACTAAAGGAATCTGACCTTCTTCTACAGTCCATAAATTAATACCACGATTCGCCCATTCTACTGTTAATAAGTTTAATGAACGTCTAGCAGTTCTAAAATCATAACCTGTTCTTAATTCTAAACCACAACGTTCAAACGCCTCTTCAATGAGGTCGTTCATGTTTAGATTAAAGACTGAGGTACCTGTGGTTTTATCTACCATTATTTACCTAGTTTTTTAAGTGTTTGTGCTAATCTTGCTTTTTGACCAATTTTTCCTGGTTTTTTTGCGGCAGACGCAAGTTTCTTAGCTGGAATCTTTTCGCCAGCTTTAACTTTTAGCGCTTTACGCAAACTTCCAGGATGTTTTATGGCACCTTGAATCCATTTCTCAGCCATAACTTTTCCTCCTTTGGCATATTGAGTAAAATCCGTATTATCTCTACGGGCTTTTGTTTTACCTTTTGGCATTTTTGATGGGGCTATATCACCCATTCCACGAGAAGCTCTCATTATTTTTTCCTTGGTATTGATGCTAAACCACCACTATTAAATAAAGGATTACCATATGAATCTACATTTGTTCTAATAGGTGCATATTGTGTATATTGTGGTCTATATACTTGTGGCGCACTTGTTGGCGTAGGCGCTGCACTTACTGGTGTAGAAGTAGGTGTTGTTGGTCCTTTACCTAATGCACTAAATACACCACTTAATACTGGATCTGTAGTTTGAACTGGAGATACTGCACCTTTACCAAATACATTTGAAACTGGACTTACTGGTTGTGGGTTTTGTACATTTGCTTGTGCTGGAGAAAATGTATTAACTACAGTAGATTTTGGAGATGTAGTTGGAGCTGGAGATCCTTTTCCACCTAATACAGATGTTAATACTGTATTTGCCAAATCTTGTCCAGATATAGCATTTGTATTTACTGGACCATTCCAAGTTGCTGCTGGACCTGCAAAACTATTGCCACCTGTTGCCATTGTTTTTACTTGTTGAAATTGTCCTTGATTAGAATAAGCATCATTAGGATTATTTGGTTCAAGGTTATTAACAACACTTGGGTTTTGACCAGGATGACCTTGTATATTAAATGTTTGTGGTGAATAAGGATTAACACCAAATTGGGGTTGTGAGCTTGGATACATACCAGGATACCATGACTTAGGTTGTCCTTGTGCTAATGTATTAGCTGGCAACATTGTACTATAATCATTAGTTTCTTGTGTATTTTGATTTTGTTGCATATTACCATCAGTAACTTCATTCATCTTATATGGAGACTGATCATTAGGTACTGGAGCTACTGGATTATAACTAGCTGGTGGATTATTTGCACCAATAGGTTGATATGTTGGCTGGCCAGCATTAGACACAGGGCCTTTGCTTTGAGGCGCTGTTTGTGGTCTTGTTGTATTTTGTGGAAGTCCTGCTCCAGCCATTTAAAACTCCTTAATCATTTGTACTTGGGTATTTTTATATCCAATTTTATCTAGAAAACTTCTAGTCCATCCAGGACGTCCAGTTAAAGATAATGCAGTACAACCTTGTTGTTTAGCCCATTCAGTAATGTGCTTTTCTATTTCTTCAATTTCACTGATGTCTCCACCAGCTAAAAATACATGAATCATTTTCTTTCTTGGATACTGAGTAACTTGTGTAATTAATGCACAATTTTTACCAGGCCAAAATTCAACTCTTCCATTCATAACATCTTCAAAAATATCTTGAATATTATGAGTTCCATGAGAATACTCTAAAGCATCCTCAATCCATTTTTCACATCTTCTAAATTCTTTTACCCAATGTGGTTCGTATTGGGAATAGTCTAATGGCATTAGTAAGCTTTACCACCACCACACATAGCTTTAACATGTTCGTGATGAACTTTATGTGAAGCTTTATGTTCTTCATACATTTTATGGTGATGTTTATGACCATGACCCTCATGATGTGCTTTAACATGATCTACATGGTGCATGTGTTTGTGATCCATTTTTGGTTCTTTGTGTTCCATTTTAAACTCCTTAAATAAACTTACCTTTTGTTTTACCTTTTGATTCTATACCATGACCTCTAACTTTACCACCTTTAGCTTTTTTAACTGGAGCTTGCGTTGGAGGTACTGGAGATTTTGGTTCTAGTTTAGAAGGAGCAATTGGAGGAATATTTTTTTCCATCATTCTAGCTGCTCTATCCATTTGTTCTGGCGTTGGACCTGTATAGTCGTCTTTAGCCATGATTAGCACATTCTACCTTTTGTTTTGCCTTTTTGAGCAATACCATCAGCACGTGATGAAGCTGAACCGCCTTTAGCCATCTTTTTCATACCACCGCCACACATATTTTTAGGTTTCATAATCTTGCCAGAGTCACCTAAGTTTGTACCTTTTGTGTGACCACGTTTTTGAACTGCTGATTCACCGTGTTTTGTTAATTTATTAGAGCCTTTTTCAATATCTTCTGACATTGTACGAGGACCCATTGTTTCTCCACCTTTAGCCATTTTTTTCATATTTTTCATCATGCCACCTTTTCTTAATTTAGATAAATCTGTATGTTTACCATGATGCTCTTGAGTATCATGCATTCTAAAAGCTTTTTTTACAATAGCTTTGTCTTGTTTAATATCTTCTTTCATTAATTCTGCTTTACCACCTTTTTTCATACCTGGCATAGCTGGAGGAGCCATCATATTTTGAGCTGAGCCTGCTGTTGCCATAGGATTTACTTGAGGTGTAGCTAATGCTGGTGTACGCATAGCACGTGCAGCCATCATAGCCATTGCTGGGTTTACTGATTTTTTTTTCATAATATTTTCCTTAGTTACATTTCCAACGTTTTAGAGAAGCTGCTTTTCGTGTAGGTCTGCCTTTTTCGTCTTTCATAGGACCAGGCATTCCAGACATCCTAGCACAAAATGATCTTTTTCTAGCACCACCTTGTGGTTGTGGAGATTTTAAATGACTACCAGTAGCTGCATTATATTTAGCACGGCCTTTAGCTGTTAAACCAGCACCTTTAGATACAGGTAATTTCTCACCACGACCTATAGATAATGATACACCACCTTTTTTCATTTTAGCAGTTTTAGCTGATTCTTTAAATGCTTTAGCTGTAGGTGCGCCTTTTGAACCAGGTTTACGCATATGTTCACCACTACCATGAGCTATACGCTCTTGTTTAGCATGAATGTTTGCATATAGTCCACCTTTAGCAAACTTCTTACCTTTATCGGCTTCAGCAAAATCTTTGCCAACCTTTTGAGGTATACCCACTTTCTTAGCAAAAGCTTTGTTATGAGCAACAGCTTCCATTAAGTTATGTTGTGCTTTAGACTTACTTGGCATCTTTTCTTAACCATTTTTGTACAGTTTTAGTTTCATATATACGAATAGTTGTCCAAACAATAGTCCATAAAGCTGCAAATGCTGGTAGCCAATTTAATATTGTTCCTACTACTGTAACTGTTGAAGCAAAATCAACTACTTGTTTTGTACTTTCATGCATGTGCGATATCATAGTTATTAACCTTTTGAACCTTCTGCAAAGTTTTTAATTAAGTAGCCTTCTACGTTTACACCAATCTGTATTGTGCCTGTATCTGCATTTGCTTGCCACTGTAAGTCTGTTTTTTCAGTATATGCAAATGGAACAACACGTCTAATACTAAAGTTTTGTGTAAATGATGTTTCTAATACTGTTAATGCAACACCAGATACATTGTTTTTAGAATAAACTTGATAATTGACTGATGCAACACCGCCTGCTGCAATAGCTGCATTAATGTCTACACGTGTTAAGTAGAATGTATATCCAGCTGGAACTGTATAGATAGCTGCTTGTGATTTTCCAAGACCTATACTCATTGCTGCGTAAGTTACAGTTTTGCCTGCATTACTTAATGATAATTTGCCAACGTTAGCAACACCTGATGCTAAAATCATACCATTAATTCTTAAATAACTATTTACTGTAGTTACACCTGTAGCGCCATTAGTAAGCACTAATGTTTCAGAAATTGGATTAAAATTTGCATCAAGGCCATTGATTAAAACTGAAACGTTTGTGTCAGAGGCTGATGAACTATAAAGCAACATGGTTGTTGCAGATGCTGGGTATGTATATGCAGAAAGGTTTTCCCAAATTGGATACAATGTTGTTGTTAGCGCTGCTTGATAGCCAAAAATATTTTGTAACGAATGGCCAGTAACTTGACCACGTGCAACTTGCAATTCAAATGGTTCGTATTTGCCTACTTGAGTAATAGACCTAATTGTATTTAAATTTGCCATAATTAATCTCCTAAAGTTAGCGACAAGGGGCCGAAGCCCCTGTCAGATTAATTAATCAAAGTTACCGTATGGGTAAGTTGTACCATTACCAATATTAGGATCAGTTTGTAAGTATTGTACAGTGATCGCAATTTGGCCAGCATTAACAGATGTTAAAGATGCAACAGTTAGTTTTAAACCAACAACTAATTGTGAGAACCATGTAGGTTGATTACCTGGTTGAATATTTTGAACATCTTGTAAAGTACCATTGATATTATCATATTGAGTTGTGCTAAATGTTGCAGTAGTACGACCAATAGATGAACCAGTGATAGAAGCTGAAGTACCATATACACCAGTTGTTGTAGCAAAGTCATTTGATACGTATGGTTGAATTGCTGTTACAGCATGTGTACCATCAGTTGGCTGAAGAATGTTATCAATAAAGATGTTTTGAATGATAGAAGCTTGTGGTAATAAGAATACTGCACCACGATAGTTTGTACCAGTCGCATCAGCTGTTGGTAAGTTTGATGTTACTGCTGGACCTGTTGTGTTGTATGAACCAGCTTGTGGAGCGTAAATAGTTGCAACACTGTTTGGAATATTGTTAGATGTAACAAATATACCAGATGCGCCACCATAGTTAGCTGTGTTTGGAGTTGAGTTAGAAAAATCTAAATATATTGTTTGTGAAAGTAGTGAATAACCTACGTCACGTTGTGGACCAAATCGGTTATCACCAGATAAAATTGGACCTTCAAAAGTAGAACGAGCCATAATAATTTCCTTATGCAAAAGTTTTCTCTTATCAATCGTTGCATCGTCTGCTGGGGCAGTCCGATAAGAGCATCACCCAGATACATGTATTTTACTATAAATCAAAGCATAATGCCATGAAAAGACAATAAAAAAGCCCACTTTTTTAAGGTGGGCCTTCTTATTTTTATACCAACTTTTTTAAGGTTAGTATGAACCGTAAACACCTAGTGGATCAGATACACCGAATGAATAACGTTCACGTGATTTATAACGTACGTTACCAGTATCAAAGTCACCGTCCATAGAGTTTTGTAGAGGTGTTCTAACGAACATTTTAAGACCGTTAGGCACATCTGTTGTTAAGAACCAAGCATTAGTAGCTGTTAAGAAGTGGTTAATTGTATAACCTTCTGGTACAGCACCGTTGTTCTTGATTGCATTGATGTCGTTGTTGTTTGTACCAACACGGAGTTCTGTGTCAAGTAAACGTGTAGCAACGAATTGTAATGCAGGTGGAACAACTAGCTTTTTAGGTTTAGCAGCGATCAAGAGACCACGCTCATCAGTCCAACCAGCGATTTGAATAACAGCATTTTCTAAAGCTGTTTCGTTCAAGTCAGCAGGTGTTGATGGTGTGTTCGCATTAGTACCACCAGACACAAGAGGATGTGCTGTTGAGAATAATGGTTGACCGTCACCGTATGTGAAAGCAGCATTAAAGCCGTTATTTAAAACAGCAGCGCCTTTCACTTGTTTTGTGTAAGCCATAGCACGAGCTAAAGCTTTTGTGTAACGAGCTGATAAAGAATCATATAAGTTATCTTCAATAGCTTCTTCAGTTAAGCTGAAGCCAAGAGCGATAGTTTCATGATTGTATCGGGCTGTCCATGCTTCTTGAGCATTGTCATAAGCGATGGCTTGGCCTTCGTTTTTAACAGGAGCTGCTGAGAAGCCTGATAATTTTGTTTCTTCTTCAAAAGAACGCTCAGAAGTCTCAATTTCGTAGATTTCTTTATGTTCTTCACCATAACGAGCATACTCAAGACCAAACAAAGCGTTAAGGCCAGGTAATAACTCTTTTAGTAACTGCGCACGAGAAATAGCCATTTAAATATCTCCTTAAGCTGCGTAGTAATTGTGAATACCGAAATTGATTTTCACAAGTACTTCTGGGTATGACGTGAATATAACGGTTGATCCAGTTGGAATTGAAACGTTCTTATCAGTAGTGATAGAAGTTGTACCAGCTGCATAACCACCTGAGTTAGCAACAAATGCACCAGTTTGGTAAGCAACACCATTCAAGATGTATGATACGTCTGCACCTTGTGGGATTGCTGATGGTAAACCAGAGCCTGTTAATGTAATAGTTGTACCTGGAGTACTTGCGTTACCGCCAGTAGCAGAAACAGCAGTAGCTGAATCAGGAACTAAAGCTAATACACGGAAAGCTAAACCTGTTGATGGTGTTGCTGTTGGTGCAACTACAGCATTTGCTGAGTCACCAGTTGTAGCGCTACCAGCTAGGTCTGAACCTGCTAAGTTTAAGCCAACGATTGCTTGTGAACCTGAAGCGATAGTAGTACCACCAGAAGCAGTAACAACTGCTACTTTGAATACTGTATCTGGATCTTCACATACAATAGCTTGAATATCACCAGCAGCTGTATTAGCTGGGTAATTTTGGCTAAATAATTTTTGTTTTGTTGTTGGGTTTGTATAAGAACATCCCAAAAACACACCAATAGTTTGTTTACCTGATGTGCTAGATGTTACAGCAGCACGAGTAACTAAACCATTAGTGAGTGTAACGAAGTCACCGTAAGAAATTGTTGTACCATAGTTATTTTGGATTGTGTAATTACGTACACCACCTGCAAAAACTTGGCTACCAATAAGATTTACGGGCTTAAAACCATATGGTGCTGAAACGGTTGGATAAGCCATATTTTACTCCTAATTGTTAATGTTAGTCTTTTTTACCAAAAGATACTGTAGACT